TCAGACTTTTGAAGATTATGGTGGTGAGTTAGTCTTAGATTCTGGTGTTAACTTACTTGATTTTCTTCCTATAGATAATAAGAATAGGTCATATACTTTTAAACCTAATGAAGGTGATCTGATTATATTTCCTTCTAATCTATTACATTATGTAAATCCTTCAAGGTCTTTAGGTAAAAGATATTGTGTGTCTTATGATTTGATGGTTACAACAGAAGACAGAGTTGAAAATAAAACATTAGACCCTAAATTTTGGAAAAAGATATGAAGAAACAAATAGTATTCACAAATGGTGTGTTTGATATATTACATGAAGGACATCATGAATTATTGAAACACGGTCATAACTTAAAAATTCTATTCAGTGGTCACTATGATAAAGAAGTTAAAGATGGTTGGTTAATTGTTGGTATAAACTCAGATGCAAGCACAAAAAGATTGAAAGGTGAAGATAGACCAATCAATAGTCAAGATGTTAGAAAAAGTAATCTAGAAAAAATACCTATTGTCGATGAAGTGATTATATTTGACGAAGATACACCTTATGAACTTATTAAAAAGTTACAACCTAGATGTATACTTAAAGGTGGTGATTACAAACCAGATGATGTCGTAGGAAAAGACATTGCACCTGTATACATTGTACCTACTGTAGAGGGTTATTCCACCACAAAGATTATAGAAGAGATGAAGAAGTAAAATGAAAATATTGATTACAGGTATAGATGGTTTTATAGGTAAGAATATGGTCAATGCTTTGACTAATGACCATGCTTTATATGGTTATGAATATAATTCGAATGACTTACCTGATGTTAGAGGTATGGATTTAGTTATTCATCTTGGTGCTATATCTTCAACTACTGAAACTGATGTTGATAAAATAATGACTCAAAATTATGAGTTTTCAAAATGGTTATATAAAGAGTGTTGCGAGTGGGAAGTAGCACTTCAATATTCAAGTAGTGCAAGTGTTTATGGTCAATATAAACATTTTACTGAATACGGACCTTTAAATCCACAAAGTCCATATTCTTGGTCAAAGTATCTGTTTGATAGATGGCTTTTATCTGAGAATAAATTTGAAAAATCACCTATCATGATTCAAGGTTTCAGATATTTTAATGTTTATGGTCAACATGAAGATCATAAAGGTAATCAAGCTAGTCCGTATTATAAATTTAAACAACAAGCTTTAAATGAAGATCAGATAAAAGTTTTTGAGAACAGTGATAAGTACAAAAGAGATTTTGTTTGTGTTGATGATGTCGTAGAGGTTCACAAAAGAATGTATGATGTTGGTGAAAATGGAATATTTAATGTAGGTACTGGTAAAGCAGTAAGCTTTTTAGATGTAGCAAAATCCTTCTCAAAGAAGTATAATAAACCTATAAAAGAGATACCTTTTCCTGATAAATTAAAAGGACAGTATCAAGAATTTACACAAGCTAATCTAACAAATTTAGAAAAACATTTTGATTTAGATTGGATTGATATAAGGGAGTATATAGAAAATGAGTGAGTATTTTGTAGTTGATGAACCAACAAGACTAACTGGTAAAGTTGATAAAGCTTGGGGATATGAATTGATATTTGCTACAAATGATAAGTATTGTGGTAAAATTATGCATTTTGATAAAGCAATGTCTAAGTTTTCAATGCACTTTCATAGAGAAAAAGATGAGTCTTGGTATGTGAGTAAAGGTTCTTTTGAACTAATTTATATCAATACTAAGAATGCTGAACAAAGGTCTATTATATTACAAGAAGGTGAAACATGGAGGAATGAGCCATTAGAACCTCATCAACTAATAGCACTTGAAGAAGATTCAGAGATAATCGAAGTATCTACGCCTGATTCTGTAGAAGATAATTACAGAGTTTTACCAGGTGATAGTCAAAAATAGTCATTGACTTTCTTACATTTTTGTAGTATATTTCCTATAGAAAGTGAGAGAGATATGAAAAAAATATTTAAATTTCTAATGTTGTTATTTAAGATTTATTTAATAATTCTTGTAACTTTAATTGTTAGTTGTACAGCATTTGTTTGTGCAGATTATGACCAAACTGTCGTTGCTACTACTTTAATACTTGAAGCTGGTGGTGAATATGATGAAGGTTCTCTCGAAGCAGTTTACGAAGTAATTCATAACAGAGCGATTAAGAAAGGTAAATCTTACTCTGATATATGTTTAGCTAGAAAACAATTTTCATGTTGGAATGATAAAAATATTATGGAAAATATTGAAAAAGCATCAAAACACCCTCGTTGGAATGAAGCTATGAAAATAGCCTATTCGGACCCAAAGACAAATTATACTAAAGGTGCTGACCATTATCATGCTGACTATGTATCACCTTATTGGAAAGACTCAATGACCAAAACTATTAAAATTGGTCGTCACATATTTTATAAAAGAAAGTAGGTAAAAATGGCATGGGAATTAGTTGTTATTGCAATATTAGTAGTATCTAGTATCGCAATATATTCTTATGATGTTGGTAACAAAAGACTCTCAGAGAGTATTATTGAAGAGACAGTCGCTAATACACTTGATATGTTAGCAGAGAAAAAATATATCAAGTATCATTACGATGAAGAAACAGGTGAAATGATACTAGAAGAAGTTGAACAATATGAAGAAAAAGAGGTATAATACTGTATGGACCCAGTTTGTGAAATGTGGTTAAGAACTCTCACTAGTTGGGAAATTATTGCGATTTTCTCTGTGTGGATTATTCTGTTCTTAACAGAACTCTTCGCTAGATAAGTAATATTTTTAGATATTTTTTTACATGGTGTGTATATGACATAAATCATTTATTTTTTTATGTCATTTTTGCATATATTTTTATGAATATAATTAGAACAATTAGACCAGAACTTAACCTAATAGGGGAAATAACTTGTAAATACAATTAGTTGATTTTTACATATGTCATTTTATATGTAAAAAATGTTAAAAAAGTTAGTTAAAATAAATGAACGTAGAAAATTTATATCGTAAGTGTGGTGAGTTATTTAATGACTTAAAGTTTGATGAAGATAGTCATATCTATACAGTAAACAATCAAACTATTCCGTCTGTTTCTAGATTAATTCAAAACTATTACAAACCATTTGATAAGAGCATTAGTAAGACGATTGCACTAAGAAGAGGTGTCACTCAAGAACAAGTATTATCAGAGTGGGAAGAAAACTCAAAACAAGCTTGTGAAAGAGGAGATAAAGCACATTACTTTGGTGAAAGATATGCCTTTGATAGAAGCTTACAACCGACAACACCTCTTGAAGAAGCTATAACTAATTTCTGGGATAATCTTCCTGATTATATAGTGCCTTTTGCAACAGAGTTAAAAATGTATCATAAAGAATATATGTATGCTGGTACAGGTGATATTATACTTTACAATAAAGTAAAAAATTCTTTTTTAATCGCAGACTACAAAACAAATAAAGACTTGTTTAAGAACTTCAAAGATCAGAAATTATATTATCCTTTCTCGCATATGCTTGATACACCTTTTAACAAATATCAGTTACAACTCTCTTACTATCAACTAATGCTTGAACAAGTTGGTATACCTATTTCAAAACGATTGTTACTATGGCTTCATGATGATGCAACTTATGATGCCTATCAAATGGAAGACATGACTGAAACAATTAAAAAAGAGTTAAATAATTTTAAGAATTTAGATTGACTTTGTTTGTAAGTTTTACTATATTATATCTAATTTAATAGAGGAAAAGATATGAATATATTTGTGCTACATGAAGACCCTAAAAAAGCAGTTGAAATGCATTGTGACAAACACGTTCCTAAAATGGTCGTTGAGTCTGGTCAGATGTTATCAACAGCACACAGACTACTTGACGGTATTGAAACTAAAGTTAAGAGTAAATCAGGTAGAAAGATGAGTTACTGGAAACTAACTGATTGGCGTGAAGATGCACTTTACAAAGCAGTTCATCCAAAACACCCATGTACTATTTGGTCAACAGAGACAACTGCCAATTACAAATGGCACTATGACTTCTTTTGTTATCTGTGTGATGAATACACTTATCGATATGGTAAAAAACACTTAACAGATAAATTATTAAGAGAACCACTATCTAATTATCCTTTGAGTATATCAGAAGGTGATTTGACACCTTTTAAATTAGCGATGGGTTCCAATCCAGAGTGTATGCTTGATAATCCTATTGATGCTTACAGAGCCTTTTATGCAACAAAAAGACATCGTTTTAAAATGATTTGGTCAAAAAGACCTGAACCACAATGGTGGCAAAAAACTTGTGAGATTTACTAAATGTCAGATGAAAAACAATATTCAGTTTGGGTAGGTTCTAGTGCTGTAAATGATTATTATTTAACTAAACTTGAAGCTATATCAATGGCTAAAAAGTTTATTGATGATGGACATGATGATGTTTTTGTAGAACTAGTAATTGATAAAGTCGAGGAAATTAAATGATAAGAGTAAAAGAAAAAATACTATTAATGGATTTAATTGATTGTTTTAAAAAGATATTAGATCATAGTAATTGGAAGACATACGAAGATAAAGGTGTGACCTGTAAATCTATAATATTCTATCAAAAGCTATTTTTAGAAGAGTTGTTAAATTTCTATAATAATGGTAAAGATGTCATAACATCTGAAGAGATTGCTATGTATCATAACGTAGTAAGAGAAGATATTAAGATAATCAACAAAATGGATACTAGTTTAAGACCTGTAAAGTTTGAGTTACCAACTGATAACACGGTTTTATCCTGGATAACAACATCTAGAGCAATATCAGACTCAATGATTAGAGAAGCGTTCTTAGATGCTGAAATCGTAACTTACTTTGAATTATTATCAGAACTTCTTACAAATATGAGTTGTTATTGTTATAAAAATGAAAAGCAAGAAAAACACATCACTTAAAGTTATCACTTGGAGAATTTTAAGTACTGTTCTTTGTATTCTCATAGGTAGAATTTGGTTTGGAGACTGGCACGTTACATTGTTCGGTCTCTTTCTTGCATTTTTTATGATGCTCGTACATTATGTATTCGAAAGATTGTGGGAAAAGCTGTAAATAGTTTAGTATTGTATTGTTAAAAAATGGCTATTAAAAAATTATATTTTAAAGAAAAACTTTTCGAATTAAGAGGTCTACCTAGTAGTGCAGAACTTTTATCACCTTATGAAGAAGAATCACTTCACGAATATGCAGAGGAATTATCCTCATCATTTGTAATTACTGATGAGTTAGATGAAAATAAAAAGTATGTTCAACTAGGAAGTTCTTACTTTGAAGTTGAAGAAGTTACACTTAATACGTTAGAACTAATTGAGTTAGATGAACCGTTAAAAGAGTATGAAATTATTTTTAATGTTGTAGATGAAGAAGAAGATGAAGAAGTTGAAGAGCAAGTTACTGAAGAAGATGTCATAAAACAATATAAAAGAATTAATGAAAGAGAAAATGATGGTGGTAAAACTGCTTTTATAGTTCCTATTTTTACATTCTCTGAGAATGAATATATCAAAAGAAATTTTGATAAAATGAAAAAGACCATAAGTGTTGATGATTTGTTTGTAATTGAACTTGCGTATCTTGATAATGATTTCTTAATACCTGAGTCTCAAGATTTTATAAGACTTCGTGGTTCAGAAAGAAATCTTTTATGGCAAAAAGAAAGATTAATCAATATAGCTTTACAAAAGATACCTGAAGAATATAAGAATATAGCTTGGGTAGATGCTGATATATTATTTGATTGTGAAGATTTATCTAAAAAGATTAATGATAAATTAAATCAATACTCTGTGATTCAACTTTTTTCAAAAATACATCAACTTGATCAGTATGAACAAAGATTTAAGACTAAAAATTCTTGTGTTTATGACTCTAGTGGTTCTCCAGGATATGCCTGGGCTATGAGACGAGAAGAACTTGATAAACTAGGTGGTTTATTTGATAGACATATAACAGGAAATGGTGATTGTTTAATTGAGTATGTTTTTCAAAATCATGTTAAAAGAATTACGATGAAAACACTTGAAAAATGTGATGGTATGATGTCTCTGTATAAAAAAGAAAGAAAGAAAAGTGCAAAATATGTTAAGAGTTCAGTTGGGTTTTTAGAAACTGAAATAGAGCATTTATATCACGGACCTTACAATAGACGATATGAATACAGAGAAAATTTATTAGGTGAAAATGATTTTGACCCTGAAAAAGACATAGTCATTGATGAAGATAATGGATTACTTAAATTTAATTTTGAAAGAGATGAAAGTAAAAAATTATATCATGACTTTTTTTACTATATTAACGGAGTAATTTATGAGTGAAGAAAAAATAAAGTTTGTTATTTTAGCACCACAAAGAACAGGTTCTAATTTACTTGTTTCATATTTAGATCACATCAATGCAATAAGATGCAGATATGATATTATGTGTTATAAATCACTAGAGTCAAATCAAGACTTTATAAAAGAATTTGGTATAACAAACTTCATAGAAAGTTGTTATCATCACAATTTTGATGGAAATATGAAGTTTAAAGAAGAAATAGAAAACCCTAATTTAGCAAATGGTTTTAAATTATCATACAAAGACTTAATGAATTATTATTTCTACGATAATGGTGTTTTAAAATCTTCACTAAAACCTGAAGATGAAATTGAAGAAATTTTGGATTATTTCAAACAAAATAATTATAAAATAATTTTATTAGATAGGAAAAGTAAAATAGAACAATACTATTCTTTTAAAACAGCAGAGAATACAAACAAGTGGATGATTACTGATGAAAAAGACCTACCTGAAAGAGATGAAAGTATTACAGTCGATATGAATAATTTTGATTATTACATAACGAACAATGTTAATTGGGAAAAATATGCAAAAGATAGATTATCAGAATTTGATACTTTTAATTTACTTTATGAAGAATTTGTTGAAGACATAGAAGGCACAGTGGCTGAAATATGTGAGTTTTTAGGTGTTCGTTTTAATCTTAACAGAGAGCATCTAGCAAATAAAATACCAATCAAACAAAGAAGAACTAGTATAGTAAATTTGATTGAAAATTATAATGAAGTTCGACAATATCTGAGGAGACATAAACTGAATGAGTGGGTCTAAAGAAAAATTAGGTATATTTGTTTGGAAGTTTCCTTCACCTGCAAATACTTTTATTTTTAATGAAGTAATGGGTCTTTATGAAAAAGGTGTAGACTTTAAAATTTATACATTTTCAAAAGAGTCTGATTCTGATAAATCTTTTTATCAAGATAAACTAAAATTAATAGAAGACAGAATAGAGGTTATAGGTCAAAAATCTCATAATTATTTTAATGGTTGGTATTGGACAAAAATGAATAAGATGAAAATACCAATAGCTGAAAACAATAGTAAAAGATTACTGTCAATCAAAGATAAACAAATTAGAGACTTCATGTATGAAATCTCAGCAAAAAGGTCTGAAAAGTTTATCTCACCTTTTGCTGACAAGGTTTTCTTAAAAGATGGTATCACAAAAATGTACGCACCTTTTGCCAGTTTAGGTGCTGATGTTGGTATTCTTCTAAAATATCATTATGATGTTCCTCTGCATTTTACTTGTCATGCTTATGATTTATTTTGTCAATTTAATTATGGTCAACTTAAGTGTGATTTAGCAGACAAGATTTTTGTCATATCAGATTTTAACAAAAAGTATCTTCTTTCAAACTTTAATGTTGATTCTAAAAAAATTATAAAAAAGAGAGTTAATTTTATACCAAACAGTGAAGATATAGAGAAAAAAGATTTAGGATACGAATATATTTTAAGTGCTGGTAGACTAGAAAATATGAAAGGTTTTAAATATTCAATCAAAGCTTTTCATAAATTATCACTTCTTAATAAAGATTTACATTACGTTATCGCAGGTGAAGGTGATAAAAGATGGGAAATAATTAAATTGATTGATGAATTAGGTTTGAATGATAGAGTTCACTTAGTTGGTCATGTCACTAATAAGGAGATTATATCCTATATAAAAGGTAGTTTATTTTGTGTGTTATCTTCTATAGAAACAAAAAATAATGATAAAGAGGGAATACCTACATTCTTTATTGAAAGTATGTCTTGTGGTGTTCCTTGTATAGGTACAAAATATTCAGGGATACCAGAATTGATCAAGAATGGTAAAAATGGATTTCTAACAAAAGAAAAAGATGTTGACGATATTCATAAAAAAATGATTTCTCTTCATGACTTGATGAAATCTAATAAAAGTTATAATATTGTAAATAACTGCGTACAATCCATAGAAGACTTTGATAATCAGAAGTCAATTAACGTGTTATGTAAAGGACTAAAAGTATGATAGTATCTAATAGTAAAAAATTTATATTCTTTCATGTTCCTAAAACAGGTGGAACATCGATAGCTTATAATTTATGTAAGTATAGTGAAAATTTAGATGAATTTTATCCTCACGGCTGTAAAAGATTACAAGAAGTAGTTGATATTTTAGAAAAATACTATCCTCTTATTGGTCCGAATACAGAAAATTACGATGAAATACAAGAACTTGTTGAATTTGTTGGTCAAATAGCTTTAAGAAATACAAGATGTAATAACAAATGGTATCAAAAGAACTGGCAAAGAGTTGGTTGGATGAATTTATTTCATTTTGATTTTGAGTTGCATCCAGTGATGTCTAAAATACCTAGATATTTGCATTATATAAATCATGCTAAACATGAAGATTATTACAAATTTGGATTTGTTAGAAATCCATGGGATTATGTTTTTTCAGCTTTTAAGAATAGAGCGTTAGATTTGTCACCTTCAGAAGGTTTTAATAAAGTATATCTTAAAAACAAATTTAATAATTTTATCAGAAATTATGCTTCAGAAGATGCTGAATATCGTAATCTTGTGAAAAACTTTATTGATATAAAACTATCAGATTACTTATATGACTGTAATGGTAAACTATTAGTTGATGAAGTTTTCAAATATGAAGACTTTGATAATTCTGTTAAGAAGATATATGACAATATAGGTTTAGATGATGCTGTTTTAGATGCTCATTTAAATCGTACTGTTAAAACAGATTATAAAGACTACTATGAAGAAGATAACATAGAGACTATTGCAAAAATATTTGAAAAAGATATAGAGAACTTTAGTTATACTTTCTAGGATTTTTTCATGCAATGGTTTAAATATGACACAAAAAGAGCAGGAGAGGAAACTTTTGATCACAAAACTTTTAAACAAAGTTTTGACTCTGGTTATCTAAAACCTGTCTTTGAAATTTCAACACAATGTACTGCACGATGTCCTCAATGTCATAGAACAAATGAAAAAGAAGGACAGTTTTGTAGTAAAGAAGAATGGTTACCTCTCGTTTATTGGAACTTAAAGAAATGGAAAAATGCTTTAGGTGGTAATACAATACCTGCTTTACAACACATATATGTATGTGGTACTTATGGTGATGCAAATACCTGTAAAGATTTACCTCAAATGATAGAATATGTTCATGAAGAGTGTAGAAAAAATAAAGTTTGGGCAAAAAGAATTATTGTTGACACAAATGGCTCAAATAGAACACCTGAATGGTGGGCAAAATTAGGTGAGATAAACAAAAAGTCTTTAGAATATAGTGGTAAACCAGGATTAGAATTAGTTTTTGCAATCGATGGTATTACTCAGAGTATGCATTCTAAATATAGAAGAGGAACAAACCTAGATAAAATTTTAAAAAATATAAAAGCATATGTTGATGCAGGTGGTTTTGCTTTAACTAACACTATAGTTTTTAAACATAATCAAGACTATTTAAAAGATATTATGAATATGACAAAAGATCATGGTGTAAGTTTTCATATATTTCACGAATCAGATAGAGTTGAAATGTTTGATGAAAATGGTGTTTATACTTTTTATGATGAAGAGAATAATAAACAAACATTAGAAATGTGTGACAGTGATATAGTTTTAAAACAATTAGAAGATGAAATAGAAAGGGTAAAAATCGTGGCTCCAAATAGGGTCGTGTATTATTCAGCTAATGGGTAAAATAAATTGTGAATGGTTAAATAGAAATCAGTGTAGTGTTGAACATGATGGTTTAGTTGTGCCTTGTTGTTACATAGCAAATTGGGTTTATCAAGTTAAATACAAACAAAATAAAGAAACAGGTCATGACGATGATTATAGAGAACGTGTAAAAAAAGAAGAACCTGTTATGAGAGAACTTTTAGAAAATGAGAGTGAATTATCCATTGTAAATAATTCTTTTGAAGATATTTTATCACATGAATGGTATGAAAAAACATTACCTGAATCATGGGAAGATGAAACTAAAACTTTAAGACTTTGTAAACACTTTTGTCAAAAAAAGTAAATCTTAATAATTTTCAAACTGTTGTAAAAACTCTTCTCTCTCAAATATATGTTCTTTGTCAAGAGGGTCAAGAGATATTATTAACTCATCAATGTGTAAAACTTTTTGTTGTTGTTCACAACTTTTACAAAAATCACATGACTTTTCTACAGTCGTACAACCTGTTAATGATGCAAAAATTAATAACACCCAATAGGCTATTCCTAATACTAATAATAATTTAGCTACTTTTTTCATTTCTTTTTCTTTCCTTTAGATATATATTTAATCCATAAGTTTTTATTTTGTGGTATAACTTTAAATAAAAATCTATAGTGCATTTCATTAGTCATTGACTCTAATGATATTTGATGATTCTCTATAAGTTTCATGAAAGGTTGATGCATACTTATATATCGTTGAACCATATATTTTGAATACATCGTATCAAAAGTTGGAGAGGAAATATCTGATTCTAGAATATCTTTGTTCTTTGCTTGAACAATATTCTTCATACAATCAAAAAACGACCTTTTCTTTTCTTCACTCATAAAGGATTATACTACTTTTTTTTCTTAATTAAATGACCTAAATGACTTCGATGAATCTTACCACCAACAAATGCATTGTAGTATTCGTCAGGTTTAATTCATAATATGACATTTCACCGGATGTTTTACAAAGACGAAGTATATATCTATCAAATCTCCAAGCACCTGTATTCTCTACAAGTTGTTTTACTTCGTCACTAGAGCCATAATAATCTTTCCAATCAGATTCTTTAAGTGAATGTCTTTTATTTTTTCGACCTTTAAGAGGTGGTCTAGTTACTTTTGACCAGAACTTCTTTTTACCTATGTATCTCATATTGGTTTCTTTATCAAGTATTTCATAAACAAATCCAATATAATCTTCAGGTGCTTCTTCGAACTTCTTTCGACTAGACATCAATTTCCAACCAGTATACTTATTTTTACTCATACATGGTTATTTATTCATCTTCTTCAGGAGAACAAGCCAAATCATAGACATATAATACTCTTTCTTTTATATCACTATTCAATTTATGCTTTCTTGATATACTTTTGTAAACCATTTTATTAATATCAAAAAATAGTTCACTTTTGTTGTTAGGGAATATTTCACATTTTTCATGATGTGATTTTAAAACTGTAGCTATTTGATATTCTGGAACATCTTTTACAAAAATGAATTTTACTTTAAAATAGTTTGGTGTATAAACACTTACATCACCTCTTATAAATTTACCAACTAAAGTATCTAGTAATTGATTTATCATGGACTCATCAGCCATAATATTTCTATCTGAGAAAGCATATCTAACAGGTACTTTTGATTTTATGTATTTTTTAGACATATCACTATCTATTTCATTTATATATTTTGATAGCCAATTATGATGAGAATAACAAGTGCCTACGATTAAAGTTTTTGAAGAACCATAAGGATTATCATGTAAATTAAAAAAATCATTCATATAATCAGTGAATGCTCTGACTAAAAACTTAGTGTCATAATTTCTAGCAAATATTATTTTATTATCTTGTCTTAATATACTATCTTCTTGATCATCTAAAAATCTTTCAAACATATAAGAAGCTATTGTTGAGTATTTGTAAATGACTACATTTGGTCTATCTTTTATCATAGTTTACGACTTACTTTCGATGTAAGAGTTTATAATGTTTTTTTGAATATCATTAGGTATGTATTTACAGTCAATTAGCTTTGAGTTTAATTTTAAACGATTAGTTGCTTGAGAGTCTCTTAGTTTTTCTTTTAGAGTTTCTATATCATTCATCAAAGACCAAGCTTTCTTCCAACCAACTCTATCAAAAACTTGAGGTATATTATCAGACTTATCACCAACTAATAATTTAGTTTTTAAATATGACTCACTAGTCATTTCGTTTGAGCCTATACATTTATTAGATATATAAGATACTGTAATTTCATTGCCTCTAAGGTCAAACATTCTAGCTTTATCTAAAACTTGTATCATATCATGGTCTGTTGCAATAATACAATTATGACTATGTTTCATTCTACGAACTAATGTCATGATAATATCATCAGCTTCTGCTGACTCTACTAAAATACTTTTTATACCAAAAAACTCTTCTAAATCAAGCTGAGGTAATATTATTTCATACAAATATCTAAAGGCTTTTCCTGCATTAAAGTAAGAAGGTATTAATCTTCTATTCATTTTGTACTCTTTGAATATGTTTTGTTTTCTCCAATAGTTTCTAGATATATCATCCATACAAAAATAAACTTTAGGTCTAAGACCGGGTGGATGAAAACCATCAAACATCTTGTCTTTAATAACACTAAAAATACAATCTAAATTATCTTCCATTTTCTTTTGAAGACAATAGATATATCTATCATCATTAGTTATATCAGGTGCATCTTGTACAACTTTTTCAGAACATCTTTCATTAAATCTAGATGTATATTCATTTTTCCACATAGAAAAAGCACCATGAACGGTGTAATACATCACATAAGATGCATCTATAAAGATATTTAAGTCACCAAATTGTTTTACTTCATTAGACATATACTATTATACAACATATTTAACAGTTTTTATATATATTTTAGTAAATACACATAACAACTTCAGTCAGGAGAATATGGTGGATAAAGTCACAGAAACAAAAGGTATGAATTTTCAAATTAATGACCCTATACAAAAAGCGTATGACAAAATGTTAGGTGTTGAAGATGTTATTGAACAATCACAACAAGAAGAACAAGAAATAAAAGAGTCAGTAAAAGAGATTAATGACTTACCTGATATAGCACAACTTGATGAAAATGAATCAATTACTAAAAGTGATGTAATTGAAGAGTCAAAAGAAGTATATGATGATATTATAATAAGTGAAGACGGAAAAGAATTTATAATAGATGAGAAAAAATTTACCATAACACAAGGTGTTGCAAATGCGTTTAGAAAACCTGAATTAGCTTATGGTAAAATAATGGTTAAGAAAATTTGTAGTAAATGTAATTTTCATATGCCAGCTTTCACTGGTTTTAAGATGAGTAATAAAAAAGCTTGTATTGATTGTGAATTTTTTGAGGAGGAGAACAATTTTTGTAGATTAAATCCTCCAATTCCTATAAATACTATAGATAGAGAGGGTAGAAAATGTATAACATCAGTATATCCAGTAATAAAGAGACCAGAGACTGACTGGTGTTCTTTTTTTGAAGATAAGATGTACTAAAATAGACGGAGAATAAAATGGCAGAACCAAAGACATTAACTAGCTTTTTAAATGAGCTAAAAGAAAGAGGGATAAGAAAGCAGAACCAGTTTCAGCTTTTAGTTACAACAGGTACAGCAGAGATTGATGATGAACTTCAAAACCTAACAATGTGGGCAAGTTCAACTACTCTACCAACAAGAACACAGAATTTTACAGATGTATTCTATCATGGCTACCCTTTTAAATTACCTACAATATTAGCGATGGATCAAACAGTTACGATTTCGATAAAAAGTGATTCAGATGGTATTTTTAGAAGAGCATTTTTGGCTTGGATGGGAACAGTTTCAAATCCTGCTATCTCAGACGGCTCTATAATGGAAGGTGAAAAAAAGATAAATACATCTGGAAATATTAGAATGATTTTCTTCAAAGATGATATGGAAACAGTATCAGAGACATATAAATTAGTGGGTTGTGTGCCTAGTTCAGTTGGTGGTATGACACTATCAAATGAATCAGCAGATATATCAACTTTTGATGTTGAACTTACTTTCCAATATTTTGAATTAGAAGAGGCAGAAGGTGCCTTTAGCGACATAAGATAGGAGATAGAAAATGGCAATATTTAATCCATCACATTACAGAGTTGACGATGTTTACACCATTACACCACATAAGATTGATGAAGCAGATGCTAATACAACTTATATGTGTTATTTGGCTGTAAGTGCAACTTTAGGTGAAGCGGCCGCAATGGACGGACCTTTGTCAGCAACATATTACTATCCTGGTTCTGGTATGGGAACAGCGATTGCACAAAATCCATTATCTGGTGCTAATTTTGGTGCAGGGTATGGAACACCCAAAACAGTTTTATCAGGATTTAATAGACGACAAAGAATTGTGAGAATAAAAAAAGTAGGGAACATAACATCATATGATGTGGCGACTGACGTAATGTGGACTGGAAGAGCTTCCGGTACTTACACACCGATTAATGGTCAAAATTTAGTACCAACTAATAGACCAGCTGGTTTCCATTTCCCACAAAATTAGAGGTTTAGAACAATATAGAGAGAGGACAAAAAAATGGCTGGAGCATTCGGTGGTAATACTTTATCACAACTGAATAACAATCAAACTAACTTGCAGTGGAGAAATGCAATTAATACAGCATTCACTACCCTTGAGGCCGTGAGTGCCCAAGTTGTAGTATTATCTGCACAAAATCCAGATACTACATCGGGATTATTAGTTGAACTAAGTGGTAAAGCAGGTTCAAAAACAGGAATATGGGGACAAGTTAATAACTATCATGCCTCTAATGTTGTTGTACGGACAACTTCCGGTGCAATAGTAGCCGTAAGTGGTGTTGCTAAAAGTGCCTTATCAGGAATGCAAGAGTTAAGTGGTAAAACTAAATTCTTCTTTGGAACTGGTGGTGCTAAAAATTCTATCTCAGGTGCTATGCTTGAATTAAGTGGTAAAGTAGGAAAAGGTAAACCTTTATCTGCATCTCTCTCTGCAAGAGCTTTATCAGCCAATACAAAGTTAGCTACTCGTGTCGATGTTGATCTTACAGCAGGTAATGAATTTGTTCTATCTGGAAAGAATGGTTCAGATGCATCATTAGTTGCAACAACTAATTACAAAACATCAGGTATATCACTTAAAGTAGTTAGCGGATTTATTGATGCAGTGCCTTCTATCAGAATCGCAAAAAATAATGCAGGTA